TAATACTGCTTATGGGACATATGTGGGACGGTCTAAAAACTTTAGACTGGATGAAAACCGAGTTAGGGCTGATTTGCATATAGCTGATGCGGCTTTTAACTCTCCCAAGGGTGATCTTGGTACTTATGTGGAGCAGATGGCAATAGGTGAGCCGGATATGTTTGGGGCTTCTATTGTTGTCAGGGCTTCTGAGGAGTACCGGATAAATGAAGACGGCACAAGGCAAAAGGACTCTGAGGGGAAAGAGTTAACTCCACTGTTAAGGGTGAAAGAATTACTTGGTTCTGACATGGTAGACGAACCGGCTACAGGTGACGAAATGTTTTCGTTCTTTAGTGATTCAGTTAAGCCAAGTGCAGAAGTGACACAATTTTTAGATACATTTCTCAAGCAACCGGACGCACTTGAAAAGGTGCATTCGTTTCTAAATAGATACATTTCAAATGAAGATGAAAAACAATCTCTTATCAATAAACTATCAAAAAAGGTGGTAGATATGCCAGATAAACCGGAAGAGACAGTAAAACCTAAATTCCAATTAGATGAGGAGGATACGAAAGTGTCTGATACAAAACTAAAAGAAGCCAGTGAAAAAGAACGCCTTGAGCATGAGGCGAATATTGCAAAACTGGCAAAAGCAGAAGAGAGAGCAAGGGTTTCAGAAATTAAACTCGCTTGCCAGTCATTAAAAGTTGATACTGCCTTTGGCGACAAACTTATTACTGATGATATTGAATTGTCAGAAGCCAAGGACATGATTATCGAAGAGGCGTCAAAACAGTTAAGCTCTATTGATGCTGTAACAGTTACCGCCGATGGTGGTGAAAAATTCCGTGAAGGCTGCGTGAATGCGCTAACTGTTATGAGTGGTGTTGAAAAAGACCAGAAAATAGCCGGTGATGTTGCCAAATCACAGTTTAACGGTATGTCAATCAAAAAACTCGCGGCAGCTTGTCTGCATACTGATGGTGTTGATAATGCATTTATGCTAAGTGGCTCCGCTCTCTGGGATAAAGTTTCAGATCATGGATACCTGACAAATGGCAGAGATTGCGGCGGTACAAACTGGCAAGAGTATGATTACTGAGGGTATTGCTGCATACATGATAGATAACTTTCCTGTAAATATGATGTTCATATATGAGAAAAAGGATAAAATAGAAGAGGTATTTGATGAGCGATTAAAACCGATGATACAGCAAGTGCCAGCTATCCGGAAATATTGGAACGGGGATGATAATAACTTATCTCGGAAGCGGATGAAGCTTATACACATGATAATGCGCGTTGCTTCTGCTGGACTGAAGGGGGATATTGCTACACATAATGCCGGAATGGTTATTGGTGATGAATTTGCTAAATGGCCGAAAAAGGACTTCTCGCAAATTAAGGCTATTGAGGGGAGAACACAGGCTTCTCGGATGGTGGGGAAGAAAACCAAGATATTACTTTGTACATCTCCGGACAATGACCAAGATCCTTCATATATTGAGTGCCATAAACCTAACACCTATATATTTAATCCTCATTATGAATGTCCTTATTGTGGACACTGGCAATATCTTGTTGATCGGCAGGTAAAGGAGGTGTGTAATAGTGAAGGTGTTCTGGATCATAATCCACAGAGGATAAGGGATGAGAAAGCGGCTTATTATGAGTGTGAGAAGTGCAAGGGGCACATAACCGATGATGAACACCGGCTTGAAATGTCATTTGGGGTGCGGTGGATGACTCATAAAGAAAAAATACCCTTTGATAAGGTGATTAAGAATCCTAAAAGGTGGAAAAGGGCGGCTTTTCAGTGGAATAGACTTGTGGATGTTACTTGGACGTTCTCTGATTGCCTTGCGAGTTTCTTTGAGAATCAGAGTAGCCCGAATGCTAACGATTTAAAGACTTATATTAATGAGGATATGGCTGATTGGGTTAAAATGAAGGCTCAGAAGTATTCCAAGAAGTATATCCAGAGTAAAGCCATAAAATACTTCCAATATGGGGAGGAGGCTTTTATTCCCGATGGTGTGAGGGTGATTTATGCCGGAATAGACACACAGGATAGCGGTTTTTATTATGTTATAAGGGGGTTCGGTCATAGTATGGAATCTTGGCTATTAAGACATGATTTTATTACCTGTGATATGAATTTGGATGAATTTAAGAATCCGGCTGCGGTATATGAGCGATTTAGGGAGGATTTCTTTAGATTTCCACTGGTTAAGCGAGATGGAACGACTATGCATATAGAATGGGCGTTTATTGATAGGGGTGGGCATCGTTCGGGGGATGTAGATTCAATTTGTAACTATATGCACAATATTTTTCCCTATATCGGACATACTAGCAAGCATTCTGAGCTTATTGAGTATAAACCGAAGAGTGGATTCTATTATGGGAATACTGAAAAGCTATCTGTACAGGTTGCCAGTGAGATAAAGACTAAATTGTGGCATGTTCCTATGGATGTAACAGATGATTATTGCTCTCAGGTATTAGAGCATTATTATGAGGAGTTTATTGATACCAGAGGGCATAAAAAGAAAAAGTGGATTACTGGAGATGAAACTGGCAAGGCTGACCATTATAGAGACTGTGAATGTCTGATAAAAGCGGCTTTGCTGTATTGTTTACAGGATAAAGGTGTAACACAACAACAATTCTTTGACCCTGAAGCTACACAGGCAATGGAAAAGGTGAGTGAAGGGGACCAAAAGGAAGTAGAGGAGAAAATGAGAGTACCTGAAGATGAAAGTATGCTTGGGGGTTATCGGAAAGAAATGGAGGATGCAGGATGGTAGTTCTAAAATATTGTCCCAAAGAGTGCCCTAAATGTGGCGGTGAGGCTGGAATTGGGGAGCATGTAGGAAATGGAACATTCTCTGACACTAAATACTTTTTTGTTAACTGTCTTCAGTGTATGCTTTCTAATGAAATGATTGCAGATATGACAAAGTTTGATAAACAAATGGCTATTGAGGATTGGAACGATAGGAGGAATTTTGAAAGCAAGTGAATTGATAAAAGAACTTGAAGAAATGGAGGACGCGGGATGGTAAAACATTTAGACAAGGTGATGGATAGCATTAATGATTCCAAGGGACGAGAGAGGACCAAAAAGCCGTTAAAGGCTAGTGATTTGATAACTGTTCTTGAAAATATGATAAAAGAACATGGTGATTTATATGTCCAATATTATGACCATGACTGTCATCACATTAGACCTCACCGGTATTATTATTACAACATTAACGAGGTTGAGTATATGCCAGACGCTAAACATTGGAGTTTTGCAGATGGTAAATTTGTGAAGCTTGAGCCATTTTTCGAGGTGCAATAATGGTAAAAATATTCAAATCAATACATTACAAGTTTCTCTTAAAGTGTTACATGATAAAGATATGGTGGGAAATGCTCAGATATAGGATGCTTGGAATAGACTTTCACGAAAATTATATATGGATTCGGTTACATGAACTATTTAAGAGGAGGGCAGATGGCAAAAGGCAAAAGAGGTAGACCAAAGGGCAACAAATCACAACCGCCAGTTCCACAGAGATTTATACAGAAGGATTTCTACGGGGAGAGTTGGAAGTCTCAGTGGCATATCATTTTATCAGATATGTATGCCGATGGGTTTAAATATCTCCCTCCTATATTCAAAATGGGGCGACAGGAGCAAATGGCAACTGAAAACGGTGTTCATCCTGAGTTGTATCTGATTACTTTTGAGAAGTATAAAATTGAACTGCCTGCTAGTAATGCAGAATTTGCTAAAGGCAAAACTACAAAACCAGTTTTTTCTATGGAGTAATTATGAAACTATTTTTTAATATTATAGCAATGTTATCCGAGATTGGAATTGTGTTTTTGGTTTATAAACATACACAAAACGTAATGGTTACTTTGGCATTTGCGTATGTTATTATGATTTGTAGAATTAACACATCTACAATAGTGGCACATACAAAAGGACTGTCTTATATTTTAAGCATATTATCAAAGTTAACGGGTGTAAAAAATAAAAATTGACAAAAAATTAATTTTTTAGTATTATAGTAGTATGTGCATATCAACTACTTATGATGCTTATATAATATATTACATGAAGTAATTGGGCGCTATATGCGCCTTTTTTTATAGATTGAGGGCAATTTAAGCCAGTGCAGGGGCTGCATACCTTGCATTGGCTTTTTTTTATTTGTACGGAGGATTTATGGCTTGGACTGCTACTGATATAACCAATATGGAGGCGGCAATAAGAAGTATTGCTATTTCTGAGGTATCAGAGGTTGAAATTAATGGGCGCAGATATAAAAAGCAGAATCTAAAAGAGATGTATGATCTTTTGGAGCTTATGAAGGGTGATTTAAACGCAACAACGTATGGTGGTTGTTTTCCGATTGAGTTCAAGGGGGTAACAGATTGAAACTCTGGAATCCATTTAAAAAGAAACCTAGAATGACACACAGTGAAATGCTTAGTAATATACTGAGTGTGACACAACGTGATTATGAGCAGTTTTCCAGTGGTAGACATTATGATGCTGGAAACCAAGGGCGGTTACAGTCAGATTGGACTACTACAAACGCCTCCCCATCTCAGAACTGGAAAGCAGTATATAAAACAGTTATAGCCCGATCAGTTAAGAGTTTTGATAATAATCCTCACACAGTAGCAATATTAAATGAGCTTTTATCTAATGTTATCGGTACAGGGATTAAGCCAGAGCCGAGGGTAAAAAACAAAGATGGTAAACTGGAATTAACGATTAACAAAGAGCTATCTGAGGGATGGAATAGATATAATGACCAGTGGGATGCTACCGGCAAGCTCACACACTATGAAGCTCAGAATGTACGGTTTAAAGAGATGTTCACCAGTGGGACGACTCTGACAAATAAGGTAAAAGCTGAAAAGGGAAGCTATCTATCTATCCAGAATCAAATACTCAACATTAGCAGGCTTGATGATTCTTATGATATGGGTGATACTGGTTATAGTGATCCTGAAATAGCTAATACACTATTTGGAATCAACTTAAATGCAAATGGAAAAGCCATATCTTACTGGTTACAGGGATTAGATAAGCCCATATCATCTGATAACATGTATCACAGTTACAAAACGACTATGGCAGAGCAGTATATAGGTATTCCGTGGTTAATTGCGGCATTAAAATACTTATTTGCCAATGAAAAGCTTATCGGAGATCAGATAATCTCTTCAAGGCTCCAATCTATGATTGGGTTATACATGCCAGATAGATTAATGCAACAATTAGCCGGTAAGCAGAAAAACTCTGGTGATGAGATAGAAATGTTGTCAGGTAGAATCTATCATGGTAGACCTGGAGAAAAGCCTGAGATTATAGAAGCATCAAATAGTATAAAAGATGTTCTTGATCCCTTACAGAGATTACTATTACATGGAATCACTATGACTCAGGGTATATCATATCAGGCAGTTACCAGAGACTTAGTAAAAACAAATATGGCTTCTGGTAGGATAAACACCAATGAGGATAAAAAGCAATACCGGAGAATAGGGAAGCAGTTTAGCAAGGAAGTATGTCAGCGAGATTGGAACGAGTTTGTATATAGAATGGTGCTTGAGGGTAAAACGTCTTTAAATCTGGCAACATACTTAAATGACCCTTGGAAATATCATCAAGTACAGTGGCGCGGTCCCGGATTCGATATGATTGACCCGCACGGTGAAGCGTTGGCGGCTATTGAATTGAATAAGGCTGGATTGCTTACAAAAGAGGCGTGGTACGGTGAACAAGGTCTTGATTGGAAAGACCAAGAT